CCCATAGCTCTTCCCGAATCTCCGGCCGGGCTGCGTCACCATCGACGATCTCGCGGAGGATGTCGTCCTGCTTCTTGCCAAGGCGCCACTCGTAGAGCGCTTTGATGGCCGGGTGCTTGTCAGCCTGGTCCTTGAGCCACTTGTTCGTGATGCTGGCAGCGCCCTTTTTGGTGACTGGGGGCTTCAGACCGTGCACCTTGAGCCAGCCGGCTAGGTGCGCCTTCGAGTTGACGTTCCACTTCCAGGCGCCTTTCTCGGCTTGGATACGGATCTCGTCGAGGCGAACCTGCTGACGCTCGTCGATGTGCTCCGGGTCCACCTTCGCCGGTGATCCCTTGCGCACGCGCTTGGCCTGCTCCATCGCTACGCGGTCGAGGAGCTTCTCTCGCATGGCCGGATCGTTGGCCTTCTCCTCGATCTCGGCACGCGCCTTCTGCATGTTGTCCCAGAACTGCTCGTAGAGGCGCTGGTTGACCTCACGAGAGATGGGAATGCCCGCGTCGTACATCCACTCAGCGGCTTCGGTGCAGAGCAGATCGATCTCGTAGCACTTGTGCGATTTGGTACGATCCAGCGCGACTTCGAGCGGTTCGTCGAGCCGCGCCGTGACGAGTGTGTCCTTGGCGTTGTAGATGCACAGGTTCTCGGGGGTGTCCTTGCCGTGCCGGAACTCCGACTTCCAGGGCGTGATGGCAAAGTATTGCGTGCCTACGCGCTGCAAGTTGTGCGACAGCCCTGGGAAGGCGCAGTGATGCTTGAGCATTGTGTCGTCACACCGACCGTAGACCGGCATCCCGTGACGACGGAGCACGCCACGGTCATAGATGCGGTTGTGCATGACCAGGCGCACACCAGGATCGGCGAAGAGCGCAGTCATCAGCCGCTTGCACGTCGGAGTGACGACGTTCCAGGCCAACGACAGACCCCAGTTGGGTGTCGCGAAGCCAATAGCGCTGAGCTTGGCGTTGATCGGCTGGAGCGCGGAGTGTCGCGTCTCGTCGTCTACATACGTCTCGGTATCGCAGGCGACCATTCGCTCGCGGCGCGCCTCCTTCATCATCTCGCGCATGAGCTGCTCGGCCCGCTGCGGATCGTTGTACTCCACAACGATGTCGTCTTCGCGGAACACGATGTCCTTGCCGGCCGCGATGGACATGACCTTCGCGGCGTCGTACATCAAGTTCCAGAACGCGATGTCTGGGGAGTGCGCACCGCCGATGCCAGCTCCGCCGCGGAGAATGGCCGCGGGGTGGATCGTCGGAATGACAGCGCGGAAGCCGCTGCCGTCAGTGTTGACCTGGTGGTAGGAACCTGCCATCTCCTGAATGGAGACGTTCCGGCCGAGCATCGCCTGCGTCGCGACCGCGCCGAGCGCGAGCACGGGCACTTCGGGGCGCTGAGCCATCTCGGCTGTGAAGCGGGGCTCGCAACACTTGCGTGCTTTGTTCTTGTCGCCGTCGGTCGCGTCCGGCGTGGGCAAGCACAATGTCGCGTTCGTTACCCAGAGCCGGCGGCGATCCATGCCGATAGCATCGAGGGCTTTGTTGACGAGCTGGCCCGATGCGCCCACAAAGGGACGGCCGAGCGCGACCTCGTTCTGACCAGGGCCTTCCCCGACGATTAGCCACTCCGGCCGAGCGGAACCCTCGCCGACGACAGGTCGATTGGGACGCCCGTCCTTGGAGAACGGGCACTCCTTACACTGCGCACCGTCGAGCGCGCCACGAATTGTCGGAGCTGGCCCCGCACGCAGGACCGGCCCTTGTCCACCTTGCGGCCGTAGCCTCACGACCAGCTCGACGGTCGCTGGTCCTCCAGTGTGCTGAGCAGAAACTCACGGCCCTCGGAGTCCGAGAGCAGCGGACTGTCGCTGCGCACGTAGCCACCTGGAAGCCGCTTGTCCTTGCCAGGAGAGACGTTGGTGATCTGCTCACGCGTGACCAGCACCTTCAGGGCGCGGTAGACAGCGCGCGTGTTGACGTAACCGTAGTCGTCCAGGACGTCTCCATAGAGTTCCTGAAACGGCTTGCAGTACCGTGTTGGGATGTGCGAGTAGATGATGTCCCGCAACGTCTCGCCGTGCTGCTCACGACGGTGCGGGTAGCACGCGTCGTAGAACGGGTCCGGCATGTCCTCGTGGATGTCGTGCACCGGGTGGATATCCACTCGTGTACACCGGTCGTCTCGACAGATACGCACGCCGCCGTAGAACTCGTCTTCCTTGGCCATCGCCGCTCGCTGGGCGCGATCTGCAATGAGGCTGGCGTAGCGCTTCCGGGCCCGGCAAACGGTCCGACGACTGACACCGAGGCGGTTCGCGAGAACCTGGTCGGGGACCTCGCCGAGCGGCTGCTTCTCCCAGTTGATGCGTTTCATGGATCCCTTGCTCCTATGTCCCTACTGCCCAGTTGATCGAGTCAGACGAGAAGCGCGCCGCTCGGTCTTAGCAGCGCGCTCCTCGTCTTGCGGGCCCCCGCGTCTAGCGACGCATCGGCTGCTGGTTGTTCCCCGGACGACGCTGCGCGACGGGACGACCCTGCGGCACGGCCGGCTGGGCGGCCTGCTGTGCGATGGGCTCCTCGCCGACGAGCTTGCTCGACTCCTTGGTCACGGGCTGGCCCGACCGCGGATCGATGTCGTCGTAGGTGTTGGTGATGACCTCGGCGTGCATCTGCAAGCCGACGAGCCCAGCCGGGGAGAAGCGACCGTCCTGATCCGTCTCGGCGCCGAGCGCGGAGATCAGGTTCTTCATCCGGCGACGGGCGCCGTCGTTGTCCGGCAGGATGGCGTAGCTCTGACGCATCCCGCGTCCGCTCATCTCGCCGTCCGAGATCACGCGGTAGCTGAGCACGAGCGTAGGGTTTCCCTTCCCGCTCTGGCCCATGGTGGCATCCACGACCTCGAAGTCGTAAAAGCCAGGCTCCACGCGGTTCGAGCGGCCATCCCAGCCTTCCAGCTCGGGATCGTTGAGACGCATATCGATGAAATCGACAAACTGGTTGGATTCGTTCTGCGGCATGTTGTTCTCCTTCAGGGGTTAACGGGACGCGGCTGCGTTCCCTCTGGTTTGTTGAGAAACGGCAGACGCACGAGCTGCGCCAACCGGTCGTCCGGTGGGTTGTTGCGGCTGCACGGCCGGTGGCGTGATGCCGAGCGAGTCAGCGAACGTCCGGTAGGTGCAGTCGGAGAAGAACACCTCGGTGTCGGGGTCTTCCTCGGTCGTGGACCAGAAGCCAAGCGGGTCGGGCAGCGCGCCTTCGTCGCGGCCGCCTGCGGGATAGGCACCCCAACGCTTAGTTCGGATCTCGAACTGGAGCGAGCCGTCCTGGAGTGGGTAGGCTCGGTGGTAGAGAATGTAGTCGGTGCCGGCCGCGAACTTCATGGCCTGCTGGCCGGAGATCATCGGCGCGCCGACGGGATTGTCGCTGTCGGGTGTCTTCTCCAGGCAGACCCACACGACGTTGACCGGCAGGTTGTGGATCTGCACGCGCAGTGAGCGCAGGTTCATGCCGAGCGCGCCGTAGACCCGTCGCATGTCCGGCATCCGGCCGTTCGAGGACTGCGCGTTGGTGAGCGTGTCCAGAAGTAGATCGTTGTAGAAGGTCAGCGAGTCGATGACGATGGTCTGGACCTCGCCCGCGTTGATCAACGGCTCGACGTCGGAGATGGCCTGCATCATGTCAGCGATCTTCTCGATGGCCCAGACGCGTGGCCGACGGTCCGGCTCCCACAGCGCGCCTGCATCCATGTTGCGAACGGTGGTCCACCCACCCTCACTGGACTCGGAGAAGAACAATGGCCGGGGCCAGCTCGCTGCCCAGCGCGTCTTGCCCGACCGCATCGCGCCGTAGGACAAGCACGTTGTCCTAGTCGCAGGGGCCGGCCCGGATACATCGATTTCACGCATTCGACTGCCCTTTCTTTGTGAAGACGGAGTTGCGGCGGTCCCAGCCACAGACCAGGCATCGAGGGCCCTGGCCGCGCGGTATCGGCCGGAAGCAGTGCGGGCAGCTCTTCGGAGCACGGCCGCGCATGGACGGAACGACCCGATGGGCCGCGTGGATCTCGATGATCGGACACGACTCGTCTCGACAGATTTCAGTCCCGTCTTCGATCTCGTCGATCTCAACTGCGACTGTCTTGATCCCAGTCACGATCATCCCCCAGGCCAAAAAAAGGGCTACTCGCGGTGAGCGCAGTGCTCCCACTGACTGCACATCCCATAGCGGCCAATGCAGTTAGCACGCGAGTGCGGATAGGTCCCCATCGCCATGATCATCTGACGCATCCCCTGCCACATCCGTAGATCTTTCCCGTGCTGATTGATCTGCCAGCGCTGTGGCACGACGAGCGTACGGTGGAATCTCTGCTGACGCTGTTTGCCGATGATGTTCATCATCACGCCAGCGAGCTTGCCGAACTTGCGGGTGAGCTTGAGCCGGTTCCACAACATCATCTGGCCGATGACCTCGCCATCGTTCTGCCAGCCCTCCGTGGTGCCAGCATCGAAGCGGCTCGCCGTTTTGTGCTCGACGATGTACGTGCCGGGTTTGAAGCGGCCATCGGCTTTCTCGACTTTGGCTATAAGGTCGTAGCGCGCCGACTCACGCGTGTTGGGATCGACGACGTGGAACTCGACTGCGAGTGGGACCAGGAAGTCCTGCTCGTAGAAGAGCGAGTAGCCCGACCAGAGACGCCAGGCTTCGAGGAGTACCTCGGCGTCGCAGCCCAGGTCGAGCAGCTCTTTGTTCATCAGCTCAGGCGTGAGCGGGTAGTTGGTGTCGATCAGCTTTTGGTAATAGATGGCCAGGAACGTGTGCATGGCCGAGCCGATCTCGATGTAGTTCGGCGGCCGGCCGCCCTCGTCACGCAGACCGTCCACGTAGAGCCTTTTGAAAAGGTAGGGACAGCGCTGGAAGGTCGAGAAGCTCGACCAGCCGAGGTCGCCTGATGCGCCACCCAGTCGGGGGAGCTGGTACTTGTCGAAGACCTTGAGCAATCCCTCGTCGAGCGCCAGGATGGTCGGGTCGCGCTCAGTGGGTAACATAAGCACGCCGTCGTCGGTCGTGGCCGAACCGGCTGGCAATGCGACGGGCGTGGTCGTGGTTGTGGCCGTGGCCGGTTTGGACTTGCGTTTGCGTGGCTTCGGCGGCGGCGGTGCGTCGGGGAGCACGGGGAGCTGGTCCTCGTAGCTCTCCTCGGGTGTCTCGG